ATCGGTGCTCTGGTAGATGCTGCCCACCGGATGGTCTGCAAGCTTTTGCGTTTCAAGAAGCCTGTTTACTTGTTCCCGTGTGTAGTAGTCGGATAAATCAGCTTTTTGCACGCTGTCCTTCCACGCGCCCGTGTCGCTGTCCCACGTCCAGATGGTGTCGGTCGTGCCGACCACTGCCCACCAGCCGTTTTCGCCCACCGGAACAGCAGTCTTGAGGGCTTCCGGCGTGGCGTACCAGCCCTGTGCACCAATGGTGATGGTGCGCACTTGCTCGAAATACTCTTTGGTCCCTTGCAAATTTTTGGCAGACTCCGTCTCGGACGCTTTCGAATTTTTTTCGCTTTTCGCAGAATTTGTAGCCGCTTGTTCTGCTTTAGCCCTTTCAGATGCAGCAGCCTGCGCTGCTGAAATGGATTCTTCCTTTGCGTTAATTGCTCCCGCAACAGTACTCAGCTCGTTTAAGGTGGCTGCGTTGATTGGCGTTCCTTCTTTTGTTGGCTCGTCATTTCGGATAAGAGTGACAATTTCGGATGTTCCATCCGATTTTACCATTGTCCACCGACCCGGATATTTTGCCACACGGTCTTCAAAAACCATATTGTCCATCTCCTGTCATGTATTCACCGGAAAACGTAACGTATGTTTTAGCAAGCGTTTCAATGTCGAACAAAATTTGCTCGATTTGATTCATTGTTGAAAAATCGAGTTTATTCATGCTTTCTGGCGTATCTGCAATAGCAGATGGGCCAGAGCATTTAGTGCGAATGGATTTGATGTTAGAAAGCCAGCGTGTTGCATCGGAGACTTTCATATATCCATCGACTGTCCAATCAGTCCGAACAGAAACAGATGCGCCAACAATGGAGCCAAGTTCTTGAATGCCGGATTCAATGCGGTTGAAATCCGTATAACTTAAAGCGCCCTTCATTCCGGCAAGCCATTCCGATTGTTCGGCTTTTGTCCACGTGCCTGTTCTCGCCTTTGCGGTAATTTCTTTCACACGGTCAACATCTGATTGCGTGCGGTCTGTAATCCAACGAGCCATAAATTATTCTTCCTCAACTCTGTTTTGATACCCAATAGGCAAATTACTCGGAACGGTAAACATGTAATGATAGCACTTATAGTTTGCGTCCCCAGAACCGATACAATCATAAAAAAATAATTCTTCGTCATTAGAATTACCAAGATGTGCTTTGTCCCAATATCCTGAAACAACAATAGAACGATAATAGATACTTCCAACAGAAGGGCCCATGCCAAAATATTCAAGATGGGTAACGGGAGTTCTCGTCCACTGCTGATACGGGCTGTAAACGTCTCCGACCATAAAAAAAGGATTTCTCAGAAGTTCTTTTGCTGTAGGGAGCGGGCTTCCTTCTGCGTTGCATCCATAACCCCAAATTTCGTTAATACCACTACTGTTATCGGGAAATCCGTAGTATATTTCTTTTGCGGAAGGTAAAAATATACTGCGAGATAGAGTAGACACAGCAGAAGGTACGTACTCGTTAGAATCATTTTTTTTGAACGAGGGGGTATAATAAAAAGTAGTTTTTCCAATTTTTTTCTGCATAAAATCAGAAAAAGAATTTTTTATGTTTCCGTTCAATAAGGCATCAATACTGCTGGTCGAATACTCTGCAGGAGTTGTCATTTTACTATCCCACGCAATATTTTCTGTTTTCGCATCTTTAAGAGCAAGAAGAGTTCTCCCTTTGCCATTTAATTCCGGTTCGTAATTATGTTTTGAGACAAGAAAAGCGGTATAAACGCCAGCGACGGAGATGTATACAGTATCGCCTTCTTTGAGGTTGGAAATCTCATCCGCAATCGCAGTAGCGTTGCAAGAAGCAGAAAGACTTGCGACTGTAGCTGTGATCGTTGCCTTTCCGCTGTGTAAATACGTGACGTTGCAGACAGATACGCCGCGTTCATTCTTGATGACATTCAGCTCAACGATACCAACGGGAGACGCATTCCAAACAATAACAGGGGAATCGGCAGATGCAGGGGTAAGCGTTGCAGTGAGCGTAATCGTGTCGGAAGGGTGCAAGTAAATCTCAGAAGCATTGATTTGTAACGAATCAACATCTTCAATCATATACCCGGTAACGGAACCCTTGAAGCTACCATTAAACGTGTAAGAAACATCCGTAATCAACAAGTTAGAAGAATATCCAAACTGATGATTGAGCTTGACAAAATCAAGAGCATCGTTGTGTGGGCTGGCACGATAAGACAGGGTGGCTTTTCGACGGTTAGAAAGCACTTTATAGCTTTCAGTTAGAACATTTTTTGGCTGGGAGACGATGGAAGAAGAGATAAGCGCGTTGTTTACACTTTGCGTAACTCCATCGCCAGTAGCGCCATTCGGATACAATGACGAAGCTCCATTTAGAGAGTAAGAGATGTTTTTTAGCTTATTAGAAAAAGTGATTTCCGGATACTGATAATCATTGATTTCAGTGATTTCATAAATGTCGGACTTGTTTTCAGGAAGGTACGGAACCCGGTCAATCCGAATCTCACCGTTTCTTGTCTGATACAAAGCCATACCAGCTGCGTTAGCAGAAAGCTGTAGCACATCAGCGTTTTTATACGAAGAATTTCCGTTGCTAAAATCAGTTGTATAATCCTTTAAAGATTCGTTGATGTAATAGCTGATACCGGAAACATCAAGAAGTTCCAAAGCGTCATAACACATTTCGTATAAAGTTCCGCTTTTTCTTCCGGTGTATGGTGAATCGATTAAAAACGCCAAAGCATCTCGAGCTTCAAAGGAAGCGGTAATGCCATTAGAAGGAATGCTCCAACTAGAAAGGTAAAACTTACCTCCGTTAATCCATTCGGTTTGTCCGTCCAAGTCCATGCCATACTTTACAAAAACAGCTTGGCGTTCATACAAATACTTGTAGAGGCCGTCAGGGTTGATAGGATTCCATTTTTGATCGCTGTTATCAATGGAAAAAGAAATCGAATCCTTAGAAAGCTGGCCGGAAATTGGGTCACGCTTTGATTTATGGGAATACGACAGAAGGTCTGTTTTGCTAAATCTCACACGTTGTCCAAATTCCACTTGCGAGATACGAGCTCTTCGGTTTGGAATACACCATTCAAGAATTTCAATAATAACCGAATCATAATTGGAAATCTCAAATTCAATTGAAGTTTCGGCGGAATCGTTGTTGTCAATTTGCTTTTCCAAAAGAAGAGCGGTTCCTTTGTAAGCGGAAACTTTAAATGATTTTGCCCATTCATTTAAAATTTCAGACCAAACGATTGTCAGACCCGGTATTTTTTCTTCGTGGATTTTACTAAAAGAAAATGTGATGGTTGGATGATTGGAGCTTGATACGCATTCACCGCTTACATAGCCGCATTCTTGATACGGTTCAGAATTTGGGACGATACCAAAGCTTCCATCTAAAACCCAAAAATTAGTTTCAGCAGTCGCATAATTTCCTGGAGCGGAAATGTCCAGATCAGTAATGGATGCCACGTTGCTAAACACGGTTTGCGAACCTGAACTTGCAATAGCGTCCGTTTGCGCCGCATCATCAGTTGCATGATAAGTAATCTGAATAAAAGTTTCGGGTACAAGCGTATTATTATATTGTGAAAGCCACTTATCGGACGGCTTTACAGACATATAAAATCACCACCTTTAGACCTCAACCAGGCTCAAAGAACAATCCGTCCAGCCCATCACATTTCCGGTGTTTGGGCCCCTTCGCCACATTCCGGCCGTTCGGTCGGAAACATACATCTGGCGTGTGGAATAAGAAGCTGTCGCTTGATTGTAAAATCGTACCGTGCAATAAAAGTTTGTAGTGAATGGGCCGATAACGGAAGCCCATTGTTTTGCGGTAAGGTAGTTCCACTTGAGAGCCACTTTTGCAACATCGTGCCGAACCACAGAGCCAACAACCTTGCCTTGCACGTTTCGGCCAGAATCAACGATGGTTGAAGTCGTTGCGCTATAAGAGGAAGGCTCTGGCAAATCTACGCCGTTTACTGATACAAGAGCTTGCATAATTCACCGTCCCTTCCTTAATAGCTATACACTTCCGTCCCCATAATTTGCACGCCACGGTCAGCCTGCTGCTTTTCGACCGAAGCAGTAATCTGCTTTCCGTCAATGAACAGCCTGACTTCCTTACCACCGGTAATTTCGTCTCCATAGCGCTGGAAGATATCAAGAAACGCATTGTAGCAGCCGTTGTAAACCGCGCCTTGCAGGTCGGAAGAACTTGTTGACCCGGATGATGTATTGCCGTAGTATCCATTTGCAGAAGTGGTGGAACCTGTAGAAGCATCGTATTCAGGAGTTCCGACGTAGGAAGAATTATCAGTTGAATATTTGCCGCCAAGGTTGCTCACAATGCCCGCAATCGCAGCGCCTAAAGCAATTGCGGCTGCGCCCACAATAAGTGCTACAGGAATGCCGAAAACTGTAGATGAAAGCGCGCCGGCAATAGAAGTAAGAAGGCCAACAAACGCAGAGCCGACAGTTCCAATCAAGCCACCCATTGCAGCAAAAATTTCAGGGAAAGAGCTTACAAGGCCACCGAAAAGGCCCTTACTGATTGCAGTGCCAGTGGTAGCTAAAGGTATCTTCAATGCGCTAATTGATGCAGAAATCGTAGTTCCAAGGTTGGAAACACTCTTTACGATTTTCCCAAAATTGCTTGTTATGCCGCTCCAGATAACCTTGCCAACTTTTAACGCTTCGTTAAACAAGGTTTTGGATGCATCCTTCAAAATTCCAGCAATGTTGGAAATAAAGCTTTGCGCATATGCTTTTACCTGATTTCGGTTCCCTTCTCCCATCGCCTGCCAGATAATAGCAGCGGCAGTTGTACCAATTGTTTTTAAGTCGCCGTTCTGCACAGCATTCCAAAGATTCTGCACTGTGCCGAAGAAGTCATTCTGCAAGCCGGAGTCAAGCTCCTGCCACTTGCTGCTCAGACCGTTGAAGAAGCCATCAACGAAATTCGTTGCAGTGGTCGTGCCATAATCAATCATCTCGTTGCCCTTCTGCTGAACAACGTTTGCCAGATTGGTCATAGCTTGTTCGACGTAAGGAAGTGCTGCAGTGATACCGTTTGCAAGACCTTGAACAATGTAACCACCAATTCCCGCAAACACAGTAGAAGGGGAGTGAATGCCGAGAGCTTCCTTGAAGCCATTGATAAAACCATCAGTGAAACTCTTAATACCATTTGTAACGGTACTCCATGCATCTTTTAGACCGTTGATTAGGCCGTCCCAAATGAATTTGCCAAGTTTTCTTAATTCGTCAGGAAGCTTTTTGAACTCACCGACAATGGACGAAATGATTTTTGGAATTTCAATAACAACGGAAGCTATCATACGCTCCCGCCATTTAGAAATAACGTCAAGAGCTTTGAGAATTGCAGTCCAAATATTTCCAGGCAATTCTTCAAAAAACTTAACAACAGACGAAACGATTTTTGGAACTTCGGTTGTTGCAGCAACGACCATGTTTCCGACCCACTCCCCGATTTTGCCAACGGCAAAGCCAAGGGCATAGCCGATTTTTTCAGGAAGAGAGCTGAACCACTCGCCAATGTTGTTTATGATGTTCCCAACCTTTCCGGGAAGAGAAGTCATAAAATCAATGGCCGCATTCCACTTGGTAACGATAATTTGCTTGATGGCTTCAATGCGCTGCTCAAAAACATTTTCGACATAATACATTTTAATGTCGGCTTCTGCGGCAGCATCTGTTTTTTCGCCGCTCTCTTTAGTGCCCCATTTAATACCAGCCCAGTGAAGAACAAGGCCAATACCGACACCAGCAGCGGCAACAGCTCCAGCAACAGGAAGGCTTGCGCCAACAAGCAATGCAACGCCAGCACCAGCAACGCCGCCAAAAATTCCCATCAAAGCAGCAATGATGGTATCAAGAACCGGAAATTCTTTCAGCTTTTCGCCAAGAGAGAATGTGATTCCCGCAAATGTGATAAGTCCGGCAAGACCAATAGAAAGTGTTGCGGCTGTACCAGTGGCTACTCCAAGATTAGTGAGCAACGTAATGCCAGCAATAGAACCAAAAGCAGTAGTTAAAGCGGATTGAATCCATGTGCTTGCATCGCCAAGATTTGCTTCGCCAGTGCCAAGAGCGTAAGTCAGTCCGGCAAGGCTTGCAACAAAAGCGATGCCCATGCCAAGCGTAATGCCATCTGCTCCCATCGTGCGCCAAAGAACAAAAGAGCCAAATGCGGCAGATACCACTTCACCTAAAAGTTCGAGAGGATTCCCGCTAGATGCATAGCCCTTCGCAAAGCTGAACACTAACGATGCTTCAACAACGACTGTTGCGATCGAGAGAGCCAGCTTTTGCAAATCTGTCATTTTGGAAATTGCCGTTGCAATATCCGTCAGAAAATCGACGATTTTCCACAATGCGAGCGCAGCGGTAACAGCGCCGATAATTGGCAGCATATCTTTGATTTTTTGCTTAATGGCGTCAATCTGCTTTGCGAACTCTTCATTGTACTGTTTAAACATATCGTAGCCGGACAAGTCTACGTCGCCCAAGATATTGCCAGCAGATGCGCCGCCACCAGAGCCAGAGCTTCCCTGTGTGGGGTCAATGATGTTCAGTTCATCAAAACCCATCGTGTAGTCCTTGAGGGCTTTTGCGGCTTTCTTTGTCGAATCGGTTGTGTCATCCATTGCGTCACCAATGCCACCAACACTGTCAGCGCTCTTGGTGAAATCAGTGAACACGACCTTCACACCCATCAGCTTTGCAACCCACTGAACGAACTCCCGAATGAGCTGAACGGCGGCAATCAGCGGGGGAAGAATAGATTTCATGGCAGGGTAGAGCAAAGAGCCAACAGACTTCGCCAGCATATCCAACTGCGCTTTCAGAATCTTAATCTGGTTCGCAGGGCTCTGGATGGTCTGTGCAAGGTTGCCCTGCACGTTGGCAGTCTGCTTCATAATGGCAATGTAACGCAAAACTGCCTTATCTGCCTGAGACAGGCTAGAAACCTGTTTGTTAAAGCCCAAAGCAAGAAGTTCCTGTTGCAACCGTGCCTGAGACAGATCAACGCCCAAACGGCGAATAGGCTCAATCTCGCCAGAGATTGCGGAGGACATTGCGGTAAAGGTCTCTGCAACGTTTTTGTTCCAATAGGAACCTTCGTCATAGGCAAGCTGGGTCAGATTCTTGGACAGAATATATGCTTTGTCGCTGGTCAGACCAAACGAAGTACCCAAGCTCTGGATGGTAGCCATGTAAGTCATCGCTTTGGTCGGGTCAACGCCAAGCAACCCCTGCATCTTGCTAATGAGCGTATCGGCTTCACCGCTCAAATTGCCCATAGCATTATGAAACAGGTCTGTTGCTTCATAGAAGTCATTGAACTTCGCAACAGCGTTTCCAAGATACTCAGCGATAGCTTTCAACGAAACCAGCTTTGCCATGTTCCGCATAAAGCCGTTCATCTGATTGGACAGGCTGAGATAGCTCTTGCGCTGCTTTTCGTTGGCAGCAGTCACACGGTTTGCCTGTGTAACCACCTTGCTCAACTGCGGAGGGAGCTTTGCAAAAGCATTACCGACCTTGTCGAGCTGAGATGCAAGGGGAGTAAGAGAAGTTGAGATTTTTTCACAAGCGACAGCAAATGCGTCAAGAGTTTTGGAGTCAAGTTTGTTTGTCAGCTCCGGAATTTTTCCAAGCGCATTGATGGAACTTCCAACGGATTTGAGATTTCCAGCATCCAAAATAGATAACTGCGAAAGACCATTTGCAACCTCTCTGATATTGTCTTTCAGAGCATAGTAATCCGTTCCGTTTAATCCAGAGACTGCCGCGGGAATCTTCTTGATGGCATTCACGACCGTGCTGATGCTCTTTGCGCTTGCGGTCGGGTTTACGTTGGAAAGCCCATTCAGAAAGCTGGTGATTTTGTCCAGCCCGGACATTCCAGCGGATGCCTGTTTCAGCGTTGCAATGGAACCGGCCAGCTTGTCAAGGCTGTTCACAACCTTTGTGACGTTGCCTTTCGTCCGCAAATTAGAAATGGCGGTAGCGAGCTTGTCGATATTAAGCTCCGCACCGCTGGATTCCGCAGAAATTTCTACGGATAAGCTTGTAATATCAACATCAGCCATCACTACCACCATCCTTTTGCTCCATCATGGAGAACATCATACGTTTGATTCGCTCCTGCGCTTCCGCAGCACGTTGGTATTCATACTCTTCCTTCTCCTTTTGAGTAAGGGGAATCGGTCTATCCATATACTTGATAGGTCTAACCCCTTTCTTTCGGAACATATTGCCAACCGTAGAGGAAAGCGCGGATGCCATGTAAAAACCGTTTCTCCATGCTTCTGCATTGGCTCTGCGTTCTCGCAGCTCCTCTGCGTCACGGTATACCTTAGCCAGCCAGACATCACCGTGCCAGAACTGCTCGTAGGTCATGCCGATGGAGATGTAATAGGCTTCTACATCGTGGAACAGCTTGGAGAAGGAAAACGGTTCTCCCTCTCCGTCTGATTCCTGAGATTGTGCGGTTACACAATCTCCCACGTTGCGTTTTTTGAGGTCTTGTCCTCAGTATCAGTTGCCAGCAGAGACTTGGAAGCGTCCATGAACATCTCAAGCAGAATGCCCATCAGGTCTTCCTTTTCCTCGATGTGCTGGAACATCTCATCAACGATCTTGCGCTTGATGCCCTTGTTCCGTGCGATGAAAGCGCCGTAGAACAGGGCGCGGGAGTTGGACAGCAGGTTGGTCATCTGGGTGTACTGACCAATCTGAAAGCCTGCGCGTTCGGTTGCTTCCACACTGTCACGGGTGAAAGTCAGCTCATAAGTGTTCTTGCCATCGGGGGAATGAAAGTTGATAACCTTAGCAGCCATAATAAATGCTCTCCTTTATAAATAG